GGAAGCATCCTTCAGGTCGGACTTTTTAATCATCCCGCAGAATATCGCCGGGAACACGATCCATCTCTGGGTTTCGGGAACGTCGAGTTCGTCCAGGCACGTTCCCATATCCACGATGTAATCGAGGATGTTGGTCTTATCAACCGACAGAAAGGCGCCCGAGGCCCCGAGTTGAATGGACCCCGACCGATAACCCGCCGAATTGCCCTTGTTGCTGGCATTGGCATCGGCGTAAACGTCCGCTAGGATCCCCGAATCGATCGAAATCTTCATCTGCATACCGGCGTCGTCCGTCCATTTCTCGACGTAGTTGATGTCGGACTGAAGTTTTTCAACGTCGTTGATGGACACGGAGTAATATTTTCCCTTGTCAATGAGCAAATCCACCACGCCGGGCAACGGTCGCTCTCTTACGAGATTCTGGCCGATGGTGTAATCCCGGATCGTGATGTCGGGAATCGTTCGAATGTGAACCGTGTCCCCGTACTTCTTGATTTCCGGCTCATGTTCGGTATTACAGATGCTTCCGAACACGGTTGCGGTGTAAAACTTTTGAAGGGTCTTCCCTGACCATATTTCCTACTATTCCGCAGAATAGCCAGACTATCGCATCAATCCGCAACTTCTGTACCTTGGGTAGCATTCGATGCAATATCCCTTTCCTTCATGTGGCTTTTCCGTAGTGCCGCACATTTTGCAACACTCTGCCGATGAAGACCAAAAAGAATATCCTTCGCATGCCACTATTTTGCGGATTGCCGCCTCGCTTAGTCGTTGCGGGTCGGTTTTCATAGCTTTCATCTCTTGGCTGGCGCACTGTTTGGGAGGTTCCGCAAACTGCATGCCTTTCTTTCTCAGATGATCTTGTACCCAAATCGCTAACAAAGCCTGCTCCTTTTTTATCAACAGATGCTTTGCGAGATTTTGGAGAAATGGACGAAGCTTCTTGCCTTCAATGGTCCATGTCCATGAACTTTGCCAGTTTGGATTTGTTGATTCTCTTTTAAGCAAAGTTCCACCGTAGTGAATTTTGATGTTTTCAAGAACAAAATAGCAAGACTCTGAAAGCGTGATCCTGAGCCTTGGTCTGATATAAAGAGGTTCATTATTGAGCCTTTTGTCCCTGAATAATCTTGATTCAATACATCCTTCTCCATCTACAAGCCCCGCTATGTACTTCCAACTTAAACGCTTCATAAGGTATCTCCTTGAACTGCGTGCGTTGTTTTTTAGCCGTTCCCTCTGGTTTCGGCACCCGAAGTCCGATCCCAGTTTTTAAGAGGCAGTTTTTTACGCCCAAAATTTAATGGTTAGGCGTATAAGTCCCGCTGTGTGTCGTTAATCCTGCTGCTACTGGGTAAGCCATTTTCTTTTTCCTTTCATGGCTTCCCCCCGACAGGGTACTTACCGGGCCGGAGGCGGTGTCGGCCGCCCCCGCTTTGCGCTCGTCAGACCCGGTTTAATTTTTGATTCTGCCCTCCGCGTCAGCCTTCATAATATCGGCGTCAATCCGATTTATTTCAGCCCTTCGCTCAGGCGTGATGTATGATTTCGACAATTCCACTGCCGTTTTAGAGTAAAAACTTCTAACTTCCTGCCTTGTATATATTTTGCCCTGTACCGGGCTTCCGTTCGGATCGGGCTGGTTGCTTATCGACCCGTCCGGTTCCAACAGCTTTTCAGGATCGAATTTTGGTTTAGGCTTCGGTTTTCCGGTCATTCCCGTTTCTTCCTTGAAATCCTTGAAAATCTTGATTGCCGTATCTGCATCAAGCCGCGCCTGGGCGCCTCTCAGCACCTCGCGTCTGGTCGTAGATGAATACGGCAAGGTCACATCAAGCCAATCGGCAAAGGCGTCCATCTCGTTGGTTTCCCGATAATCCGGGACTGCCGCTTCAAGCGCCGTCCAGAACCTGCCTTCGCGGTCCATGCGAACCTCTTTCTTGATCTCTTCGATGTCGGATGATGCCGCACTCGGCAGGCTTTTGGCCGTTGCCCTGGCAATGATGTCAATCGCCATTTCCGTAATTCCTTCGGCTTCAAGGTATTCCCGGTCTTCTTCGGAAAGCGACGAAGCAACGGATTCGGGAATGTCAGCCTTTTTAGGGTCTGCCTTCGGCTTATCCGTCAGTTGCTTTCGCATGTCGGAAAGAACTTGCGTCAAATCGGAATTTTGTTGAGTCAACTGGCGAACTTGCCCCTTCAGATTGGTAAGAAGGTTGACATCGCCCCGCAAAGCCTTTACCTCGCTCTCGTATTTGCCTTGCAAAGTCCTGTGCTGCTGGGTTAATTCTGATAGTTTCTGTTTCAGACTCTCAACCGTGTCCTCAGCTTTCGCTTCGGGTGATTTCGTGTCCCGGTCTCCAGGTTCGACTTGAACATCATCGGAAGCCTTTTTCGATTGTTCGGAAAGCTCCTTGAGTTTCCTGTCCGCCTCGTCTGCCTGGGCCTGTACATGTGCCGGTATCGTTGTCATGGTCTGCATCCTTTCTTTCGCGCCATACGACGTGTTATGAATGCCCCTGGATTACCCCGTGCAATCCAGGGGCTATTATAGGAGGTTTGCCACCCCATGTGGCCTTGATTACTGCTATGTCAAAGAACCAACTTCGTTAATACACAAACACACTCGGGCTGTTCGGCCGATACCGCATCCGCCAGGTGATTGCTCCGGTTGTGTCATTGACCGACCACAGAGCAATCGCGCACGGTGAGAGCATGAACTGCTGGCCGTCCGTGAACGTCAAAGCAGACGATCCAAGCGTGGTTTCAGCCAAAGCCCCGCCCATGTCGCCAACCGTCAGCATTGAACCGGCAAAGTTATAGGTAATGTCCGAGGCCGATGCAATAAAGACATTGCTCAACGATGCCGCCGCAGGATCGGCCACAAGCGATATGGTAGTGGCAGCGGCCTCGATGTTGGTCGATACGACCCCGGAAAGCGAAAGCACGTCAATCGAATCGCTTCCAAGGCCGTCAACCGTGAACACAGTGGTGGTTGCCGCATTTGGCGTGGGCATAGCGTAAAGCTCGATGGTCTTCTCGCCCATGTCCGGGCTCCAATAGGTGTTATTGGTTCCCCCGCTCATGTCGAACAGTCTGCATCCTGGGGAATAGTTCTTTCCGGTATTCCCTGCGGTAATGAATTTCGTCATGGTGTAATCGGAGTTCACCGCAGCCGTTGCCCACATCCCGATAAACTCGCAGTTTTTAACCGCCTGTTCATAATGCGTATTCGTCAGTCCGGTCGTTGCACTATAATCGATTGCTGCCGTAGACGTGTTGGAATAGGCTTCTTCTCCGGACGCCGTAGGCCCGATAAACGTGACGTTTTCAATCAGGGAATAATCTGCGTTCTGGTCGATTTCGATAGCTACTACCGCCGCACTCCCGGCTCCCGACCCTGCGTTATCGTCGGCCTGAATCACTCGAAACGCCCCTTTGTAATCACCGATCATCCTGAAATATCCGTCAGAAGTGATATGAATCCCCATCGCAACCGCGTCCACCCCGGTCATATCAAAGATTGCAGACCCGAGGAAGGTGGTGTTGGCTGCCGAGATAATCATCCGCGCCGTGGTGGCCGTACTCCAGGTAAACGTGGGAACGCTCGAACCGGACCCGAGAAACACCACTGTAACGCCGTCAATGTCAATGGTGATCGTTCCCGATGCGATAATCGATTCGGTATGTCCGGGCATGACCACGACCACATCCCCGTTGTTCGCTTTAAGCTGATCGCTCGAAAACGCATACGCCAGGGATGCCAACGGAGATTTTGCAGTCTTACCCCTTCCGATAGCGTTAATCCCTGCCCCCGAATCGACATAGAGCACATTCCCGGTGGTATTCATTGCCCCCTGGATAAGCCCCTGAACATTCAAGGACCGCTCGACCGTCAAATTGCCGACCGTAAAATTCTCTCTGTCCGCCGCAGTCACTCCGAAGGCAAGCGCCAAAACGACCAGGACGGAAAGCGCACCTGTTAAAAATGTTTTTCTCATGATCTTACTCCTTTGTTTTTGTTAATATTGTCCGTTATTCTTGACGCCTTTTCCGACGATACTGCGATTGATTCAAACAGGAATTCAAGACATTGCCTTGCGCCCCTGAGCTCACCTGCCACGTTCGTATCCCTTTCGTGCCTGCTTACCATATCCAACCTGTCAAGCTCCGATTTTAGCCACAGCATCATGTGCCTTGTCTCGGGTATCCGACTGAATGCCAGAAGCGAAGAATAAACATTCCTGGCCAGAGCCAGGTCATTCGGGATTGACAGCATCTTTAACCATCACGCTCTGCGGCCCTTCGCAATTTTTCGGGCATGTAAATATCGTAAAATTCGATAAAGGATCATATTTCCCCCACCTTACCATCTTCGCTCCGCATTGTGGACAATTCGATATGCTCATGCCCTTCCCCCCTTCACGATACCCGGCGTCCATATCCGCTGCGTATCGTCCATCCTGGCATTCGTAATCACCATGAAACCAACATCTTCCCTGACAATCTTCATGGTAATCGGGTCGGCATTGGTCCTGCGCTCGGTGAACACATCCGATATGAAGGCCACCAGCTCGTCGCGCTGGTAAACGTAAATACCGCACCGCCATTGGTCCGATCCCCGATATCGGTTGCGATTCTCAATCCGAATCCGCTTTTCTTCCATGATCCTGTCGAGTTTAGCCGCATACCTATCCTTTGCGTCCCGACTGTCCGGTACGCTCACCACTACCCCCAGAAACCGAAGGGTGTTGTCCAGGCAGGTATGAACGAACATTATGGCCTTCATTTTGTCCGTCCCGAAACGGTACTTTTTCGCGTTCTTGATCGCGTCCTTGACCATCTCAACATCGTTTTCGCCTATTTCCTCCAGGGTCATCACATCTGCAAATGTCGGTTTGTTCACAGAGTCCCCTCCTATCCTACAAAATGTTCGTGCGCCCACACCATCAGCGCAAAGTAAAAAAGCCCGGAAGTCACAGAAAATAAAACCATTTTAGCCGTCTCGGTCATTGATTGAACATCCTCACATCCTGCCCCGATACCGGATTGCCGGCCGCATCCAGTTCCCGCGGCTTCCTGCCCTGACTGTTCCCCCCGTTCCCAGCTCCTTGTTGGAGTATCTGCATAAGAGCGTTCGGGTCCATCTGCAAAGCCTGGGCCAGCATCATGACAACCTTCTGAACCTCCGTTTGAACCTTCGCCATTATCATATCTTCGCGATCCGGAACCATCTTGTCCGGGTTCATCTTCAAACCCTTGAAATAATTCCTCAGCATCTCCGACCGCCCGTCAAGCCCTATGATTTCCATGTCGGTAGGATTGTTCGTCGCCGTCAAAGCCTCGCTCAACCTGATCTGTAACTGCTCCTGCTGAATCAGATACTCGGACGCCCTGGCCACGATCCTGCTGTCACCCTTCGCTAAATCAGGCAGTATCAACATCGTAATCAGCCAATGTTCCTCAACCGAAGGCGAAATCACCCCCTTGTCTATGTTCCCAGCCGCGTTTCTCAGCCCCTTGGCCGCCGCGTTCATCAGCATCGACAACCCGGAAGCAGTCTTTCCGGCGCCCGCTACGTTCTGGTTGCCGTAAACGTAGGCCGGTATCCCCGTAACCTCCGACGCCTGCTCAAAAAAATACTTGTAAATCGCCAGCAGTTCATTGACTATCAGGATCGGTTGGTGAAATCCCATCGGGTCCCTGGCCGATCCCTTCAGCTTCTCACTCGAAAAAGACCAAATCTTCCACGGGTAGATGTTCGTCCGGTCCTCTTCCGGAGGAATCAGGTCAACAAGCTGCCATATCTGCGGCCCACTATTATGGGAAATAAATCCATTTGCTACAAAATTATGATTTGGGCCGGTCATACATAAATCGAAAACACGATCCATGCCAACATATGTTATGGATTTTATTCGATCATACGAAATGTATTTGTGTAAATAACCATCACCAAAACTGTCTTCTCTTGCATGTCTCTGATGGTGGCATGGCTCACAAATAGTTGTCAGGTTGTAAGGATCGTTATTCCAGGGATCCCGGTCTATATGATGATTGTGCAATCGGATTCTTGTTCCCTCTTTTTGCCCGCAATCTTGACAAAATGCCTTTCTTTGCATCCTATTCTGCTTGCGTGCTCTCGCCGTTGTTGGTGACACATCCCTATTGTTTGATGCCTCAAGGGCTTGCTTTTGATTCCATTTGCTGTTATGGAACTGAGACGCACACTTCCGGCACTTTAAACCATTTGGAGATTTAGGACCTCCACACTCTACACAGGTATTTTGAATAGGAACAACCTGGCCGTTTACGGCGATCATCTCCCCTTCGTCAAAATCACTTAATTCTTGCCATTGGCCATCGTCGCGCATAAACCTGTGGTTATTGGTGGATTTAATCTTGTATCCTTTTTCTGTAATTATTTCAAATATTTCGCTAACACCGTTATCAACAACATCAATAATTCGGTTGGAAAAGAATTCTCCGGTTTCTTCATCCAGAGACCTTAACTTGATGCGTCTCAACCCGCTATTATGGTTACTTTTTTTATTCCAAAGGTCG